AACTGGTGTAGTAGTGGTGCTAATCATCATAATCTTTGACATATAAAAAATAAGCCCCTTCGCAGGGGCTTTAATTTATTTAACGATCTGTAACGGTGGAGAGGTTGCGGGCATTTCCTCAACCATGCGCCGCAATTCAGACTTGGGATATTTAGCCGCCATTTCAGGCGCGGCGTATAGGTGTTTTTTGGTCGTGTAGTCACGACTCATAACCAAACCCATATCAACCCATTTAGCCTCTGCTAGCGCGTGTATAAGCGCGGGAACGGGTATTTTTACGCCAGTGTTACTCATACGGGCGCAGAGTGCCTGGAAGGGGCTAGAAATCACGCCTCTGCTAAATTCGCCCTTACGCTCAATCAAGTCATGGTAGATGCTAGATTCTGCGCCGCTCATACCCTGCTCAATCATGGCACGTTTAAAGTCAGTTTCAAACGGTATCGCTTTGGGGTTAAACTTGCTCACGTCTCGCGCATACAGCCAAGCCGCGACAGCAGACAAGCCGCCCGCGTTATACCAAGCCCAAAGCCGCGCGCTTTCTTCCTCTGTCATTCTAGGCGCGTCAGACCATATACAAAACCATCGCCCGTCATCGCTGTCTAGGGTAATGGATAGCTTGTCGTTACTGAACGCCACTACGAATAGTCTGTTAATCATCTCATAAGGTTTTAAGCCCTTACGGTTGATTGAGATCATGTCTGGCGGGGCGGCAATGATGGGCTTAAGTGCATTGGCTAGGGCGCGGCGCTCTTTGGCGTCAGGCTCTTTCAATTCGTTTAGCACCAACACTTCGGTTTCTAATTGGTAATGAAATTGTTGTTGCAATTGGGCAGCGGCCATCAATTTGACGTTGTCCTGACTATCACCCCTAATACCCCAGAAAAACGGCGCCCAGAGGCTATCCTTACCTGAACGACTGCGCCCGCCGTGTAAGATCGCGTGGTTGACCTTGCCCTTGGGGTTTTGCAGCTTATAGGCCATCGCATCCAGTACATGATTGCGTTCGGCATCATTGGGGATTAAGCGCTCACCATGCTTGAGCCATGGGGTCACGTCCCCAGGCACAACGGGCGGGCGCAAGTTACGCCATTGGTTAGCGTAGACTAAGCCGCCGCGCGACACTAGCACATCATCGCCCGCTGCAAACGTGATGCCAGTCAAGGCGGGCGCGCCGTATTTCTGTCTAAGTTCATCAAACGAGACGGACGCCTCAACGCGGCGTTTAATGTTGTGCGCGCTCTTGCAGTCTATGTGACGGAACAGCGCGTTAAATGATTGGCGCGATATTTGGGTACGCTCGTGTAAATCGAAGTAAGCGTCATCGGCTTGGAGGTACGCAAAGCGCGTAAACCATCCGGCCTTCTCAACCCGTCCGACCTCTTTTCGCTCAACCTCAGCGATGATCTCAGCACCCCTATCAGGAAACGCCTCGGTGGGTGTAAGCTTGGACAGCGCGCTATTCATACTGGACGCTAACAATTCCTCCCGCAGTCCAGGCGAGTGTTTCGGGCCGCCCTGTTCCTCAACCCACGCTAAAAATGACGTGCTATCGAAGTCAATACAATGCGAGTGCAGACAGCAGTATGCGCGGCTCAAGGGTAGATAACGCCCCTCAGGGTTGCCGTCCGTGTGCTGTTCAAAATTAGGGCAAACGACCCCCATCCAACCTTGGGAGTTCGGCTTGGATATGATCAGACTATTGACCGACAGCCAACGCACCACGTCATCGTTACCATCATCCATCAATCGAACAGCGCGGATGCTAGACGTGTCGGCGGCCTCTGGCGTGACGTTAAACGCCGTACAAATTTCCTCTAGCGTGTACTCGATCTTGGGGTCAAACTCAGTCAGGGCAGACGCAAAATTGTCGCGCCCAGGTTTTAAGTTGATCGAACCAGGCAGGCGGAAATTACGCACCGCATTGGTCGCGCCTGGGTCGGTGTAACCCGCCGCTGCAATGGCTTTGATGGCCGCTGTAAATTCGCCTGTTGTGGGCTGATCTGAGAAGGTGTAGCCCCATTGAAACGACCCTTTAGACGTCTCCATCTTCCAAGTCGGTTGCAACGGCGGAATGTTGGGGGCTTTGTCTGGATCGCCTACATCATCCAACACCATCACCATCACATACTCGGCGTTGTTAACGGATGCGCTTGGATGCCCATCGGTAAAGCGATCAATAATAAAGGATGCCGTATTGCCATAAATCGCCCAGTCGGGCTTAACTTTATGGGTAGGCAAGTAAGCAGGCCATACCGCTTTGATCGCGCCGTTGGCGTGGAATTGCATCTCGCCGTTCTTTAGTTGTGGTTTTTGGCGAACAATTAACGATGTTTCACCCTGCATAGCAAGGCCAGATAGATATTCAATAAAATTTTGTTGTACACTCGACAAAGTAATTCTCCTTGGTTTGTCTTAGCCCACCCCGACAGGTGGGCTTCTTTTTTACTTACCATACCTCTGCATAATGGCGGCTTCGACCCCTAACGGCAGATCAGCGCACCATGCAGGCGGCGTACACATTACTGTTTCTATTTTTACTTTAGTTTCTTCAGCGTCTTCTTCACGACATTCGACAACGATTTCGTCGTGAACGTGAAGAACGACATTATCAAGCGTAGCCAAAGATGCGCGTAATACATCGTTCGCCGCAGCTTGCGTAATGTTCTCGCAAGCGAGACCCTTCCATAGCCTAGCGCGTGGCCATTCTTTAGCGTCTGCTGCGGGTTTCCAAGCGGCTTTGGCATAGGTCACACCTTCTTCTTCTAACTTAGCGAACGGGTAGCATAGCACCCGACCAGAGGGAAGCGCGTACCACAAGTGCGATCCATCAAATAAGTATGTTACTCGACCGGCGGTAAATTCGTAGCCTTTATTTCGCATGGCGCGTGTGTAGGCTGACTCAAGATCAGACCAATACGAGACAGCCCACGGATTAGCGCGCCGCCATGCGTCCACCATGCGTCTGGCATCTGACTCTGGTAGATAAATACCATACGCCCGACCCATTGCAGCAAACGCGCCAATGCCGCCCGCAAAGCCACAGGCTAACTCTTGCACCTTACCGATCTGGCGCTGATCCTTGTCTACGTCTGCAACGCGCACGTTAAAGGTTGCGGCCGCATTAAACTTGTACACGTCCTCACCCTTGGCAAACAAGTCTAACTTAGCCATGCCAGACGTGCAGTTGGACAGCCACGGATTCATGCGCGCTTCAATGCTTGACCAGTCGGCAGCAATTAAGACGTTGCCAGGTGCAGGGATCAGCGCAGGCCGCAGCATACTCTTTAGTACGTCTGTGACGCGTTTGCCATACTTCGGTACGATTTCATGCCCTCTGACCATAGCGTGTCTTACTGCATCAGGTTCGGCGGCGCATTTACGAGTGAAGTTGTGGACTTGCGCGCCATAACTAGAAGCTCGTCCTGTAGCTGCGCCACCAGAGAACACAAAAGCGCCTCTAACGCGGTGATCCTCTGTGTCTGCCAAGTCTTTGAGGCGGCTGAACTTCGCAACCGACGACGCCCAGAGGTCATCGGCGCATTGGATAACCTCGGCAACGTCGGGCGGTACTTGTTCAGGATCATTGATTGCGAGTAGGTTCGCTCTAACCGTTTTGTCGATTGAATATTTTTCTCCCGTCCACATTAACTTGAGCGCTTCTTCGCCCACCCTTTCTTTGACCCATTCTCGCATTTTTGGGCTACGGACTGACGTGATCGCCCCTTCTGTGACTTCTCGCACAATATGCTGTATTTCTTCGAGTTCTCGGTCGGCGTAAGTGATACTTGCACAGGCAAGAGGCACGTCCACCAAGACGCCACGATCATTGATTCGTTCGTTAACATGATAGTCATCCAATTCAATTTTTGACAAAGGGCGCAGGCCAAGACTGATCGCGCGCATGGCGCGCACATCCTGCTCACAATAGGCCACCATCTCGGGCATCAAGTCGAGGGACTCGTTAAATGTACCATCGGCGCGAGGGATCGACAACAGACGAATCAATTGCGACCCCCTATGGTCTTTCTTCATGCTTGCGCCCGCAAAGCGCCCTACGTCCTCAAGCGAACCTGGTGCGCAGTTGGCGCGCGCTTGTGCTGCGGTGCAATAAAATTGCTCTAGCTTAAAATCAATCTGTAAAACGTACCAAAAGATCAGGCGCTCAAAAGCGGCGTTGTGGGCGTAGATCATGCCCGTGTGGTTACGCACATCAGCAGGAAACGGTTGATCTGGCGTCCAAGTCTGCACGTCCTCATCGTCAAACGCATAGGACATACAAAGCACTTCTGTTGTGCCGTCTTGGGCGTAGTTATACACGCCGTGCTTCTTTAAGTCGCAACGGCTGCGGGTTTCAAAATCAATCCAGAGAATCATAGCGCGACACCGTTTCAAACTTTTCTTCTGGGGCAATGCAGATCGCGCCGCACTCAATGTCTGGTAGCGGCACGTTGCGGCCATAGTTGGGGTTTAGTTCATCCAAGAAGATGCGTTTGCGCTTACCGTCACCCGCATACGACTTGTTGATCGCGACACCCATCTTACGCTCTTGCTTGGCCATACGATCAAACGCATCGGGAAAGTCTACGCGGATTTTATTCCAGTAGCCTGCCTGACCTTTGACGCAACCAATGCAATTGTTATTGTTGTACCCAAGCTTATACATCTCAGGCAATTCAATGCCTGCCTCTTGGACAATACGGTAACAATCTTTTTTAGTAGTGTTCTCAAGAATCCACTCAACCTTAGTGTCTGAGTTCTGGTCTTCAAAGCGTTCGATGCGCTTGGCCTCATCTTTAGTCAGACCAAAGATATGCAAGTCATCAGGGCGCTCGTATTGTTTGCGCACGTTCTTCTTTAACTCAGTTGTGCAGCGCGCGCCGCCCACACCGATCAACCAACCAGTCTTGTCAAACACATCAAAGATGTCGGTATACTTGGCAGACTTCAGTAATTTAATTTCTTTGCCGATCCATTTAGCGACATCATTTAGGAATCGCATATTGTCTGGGTGTTCGTATGCAAGCGTATCGCAGTACAACACTTCGCAGTCTGGATATTTATCGACAGCCATCTTGGCGGCCACAGCGCTCGCTGCGCCACAGGAAAACCATACAAGTGTTCTCATTATTTTGTCCCGTAGGCGGGGCGACCGTAGCCGCCCCTCCTTACTTAGGTTGCTGCTACACGACGGCGTCGTGCAGGCTGCGATGCTTCAGCGTAGGCTTCTTCTGCCTGCGCTTCAGCCGCAGCGCCATCCATGCCCACCCACTCAACCAATTCAAAAACTGGCGTGTAGATACGACCATAGGACTTGTGCTGATAGTGTTCCTTTTTCAGTCTAACAACTGGTACAGGTTTACTCTGATCGGCATCAACTTGATTGGCGATGGCGACTGCCAAAGCTTGTACTGCGCGCTTACCACCAACGGATGTGACGGTGTAACGCGCTTCCATCCCCTCGTCTTCGCCACTGATACACTTCAATGACATACCGACTTGGGTTTCCCAACCGCGCTTGGCATTTGGGGGTGCTACGTCGAGTTGTGGCAACGGCTCTGATACCGACACCATCTTCTCGCCCAACACTTCACCTTCACCCCACGCAATGTAGCCGTGGACGAACGAGAAAGGATTGACTGCCCACTTAGCGTCATCTTCTACTTCGGTCTGGTCTGCACCGAATACCCAATGACCTGTCTTGTCCATCTTAATAATGACGGAACCAACAGGACCCACATCTTGCTCAAGCGCGCGCAAAGAAGTGGAGAGTGATGTTACTGGGGGGAGGTTTGCAATTGCGAATGTTGACATTTTAGATCACCTTAAAGTTTAGAAAGAGCATTAGTAAGTTGCTTACCAATGTTCAGGATTGCTGGGCGAGGATCATCCTCGTTTGCCAGCGTATTGCCCGAAGAAACCGATACAGCCAGTTCCTGCGGGAAATTCTTTTTGCCGATTAACTTCTCGGCTTGAGCGACAGATATTAACTTCTTTTCGTAAGCGTTGTCACCTAATAATTCTTCAGCTTTCTTTTCATCGACCCACTGACGTGTGCCACGCTTGGCCACCAACTTGTATCCAGGCACCTTGACATCGTTCTCAAGCATCGTAAAAGCCATCTCACGCACCGACTTAATAAATTCTTCTATCTGGTCGGCTTGCTGCAAGTAATGACTGATCTGTGTTGCGTCAATGGTTTGCAAGGATGTCTTAACAAAGCGATCAACTTCACCTGTCATCTGTGGACACACAGGCTTTGCGGCGCACCACCGGCAATGATCGCCTGTCTTAAACGGTGCGCTAGATTTCTGTGATTGTTTTACTGCTGCGACCAACTCCATTTCAAACTGTTTGATGCGTTCTGGTGTTGTCACCCAACGACGCATGACAGGCGGCTGCACGATCACAATCTCAATTTCGTCTGCGCCATCAAACACCCATGCAGTCTCAGGTGTACGCATAGCAGCAGCGGCGTAGAACATTCCTTGTGCGTTCTCTATAGCATCAACTGCCACACCATCACCAAACTTCCAATCAAGAACAACAGCACGATTGCCAACGCGCCCAAGCAAATCAGCAGAACCAAACACCCCAGGCAAAAGGCTTCCAAAACCGACTCTGCTTTCCACAGCATATTCCATAGTTGTGGAAGCGTCGAGTTCATCCAGAAACGCCAACGCAGGGACAATCTTTTCATCGTATAACTCCTGCGTAAGTGTGATGTCGTTATACTTCATGCCAACCACATCTGGCTTGCCTTCTAGGATAAGTGCGATAGCATCGTGCAGTAGTGTGCCACGGTCTGCGTGAACACTTGAGGGCTTGGGTGGCATTTTGGCCACTAGATTGACTGATGCGGGGCAACTGATGACCCGCTTTGCTGTTGAACCGCCGACTATTGAACTGTGTAGCATTAGTGTCTCCTTTAGAACTTTCATTAGATCACATTAAATTAAATATTGTCAAATACTTTTTTCATGTTATATTTCGTCACATGAAAGAAAAAGAGATCGAGGCTTACTTTGTATGGGCTATAGAGCGTCTAGGTGGCAAAAGCTACAAGTTCACATCGCCCGCACACAAAGGCGTGTCGGACAGGATAGCGTGTTTGCCAGACGGCAGGACGATATTCGTAGAACTCAAGACCAAGGGTGGGAGGCTTTCACCGTTGCAAAAGTTGTTCGCCGAAGAAATGAAAAGACTTAATCAACAGTACACGACACTATGGAGCAAGGAGCAAATAGATGCATATATTAATAGCCTGTGAGTACAGCGGTACAGTACGCGACGCATTTATACGGGCAGGGCATGACGCTATGTCATGCGATCTGTTACCCACGGATGTGCCAGGACCGCACTATGAAGGCGATGTGTTTGACATCATCAACAACGGTTGGGACATGATGATCGCGCATCCACCCTGCACTTACTTGTCTGTGTCTGGTATGCACTGGACAGCGCGGGGCTTGCGTGATCCTCAGTTGACCGAAGACGCGTTAGACTTTGTGACGCGCTTGATGGCAGCGTCTATCCCGCGTATCGCGATAGAGAATCCGATCAGCGTAATCTCTAGCCGCATCCGTAAGCCAGATCAGATCATCAACCCGTGGCAGTTCGGGCATGACGCAAGCAAACGTACTTGCTTGTGGCTAAAGAATTTACCGCTGCTCACCCCTACTGGCATTGTTGAACCGCGCATCGTGAACGGTAAGAAGCGTTGGGCGAATCAAACCGATAGCGGGCAAAACCGTTTGCCGCCAAGTGATGACCGTTGGAAAATCCGCAGCGAAACATATACGGGGATCGCGCAAGCGATGGCAGAACAATGGAACTAAGACCTTATCAGAATGACGCGGCTGACTTTCTATATGAGAGTGATCGTGCGATGATCTTGGCGCCCGTGGGCGCAGGCAAGACCGCGATTACATTGACCGCAATGAAGGACGCGCTCAACGACAAGATTGTGCGACGCTTCTTAGTGTTAGCGCCTAAGCGCGTGTGTACGGATGTGTGGCCAGTAGAAGTATTGAAGTGGGCGCCCAATTTGTATATGCGCGTGGCTGTTGGCACACCGGCTGAACGTCTGTCTGCGCTTAACTCACACAGCGACATCGTGGTGACCAACTACGACAACTTGCAATGGCTGTCTGAGCAAGAATTAAACTTTGATGCCATTGTGTTTGACGAACTGACACGCTTGAAGAACCCATCAGGCGCGCGCTTCAAGGCGCTCAATAAAGTCATCGACAAGATGGGTGTGCGTTGGGGCTTGACCGGATCGTTTACAAGCAATGGTTTAGAGGACGTGTTCGGGCAGTGCAAGATTGTTGACCAGAAGTTGTTAGGGCGCAGCAAGGGTGCGTTCATGCAGCAGTACTTTGTGCTGATGAACCCTGAGTACGGCGAGTGGATGCCGCGCCCAGGTTCGCTCAAGCGTGTGATGGATGTCATTAAGCCCGCTACCTATGTGCTAGAGCCTGGTGTGTACGCAGATAAGCTGCCGCCCTGTCACATGGTCGAGATGCGCTGCGACATGGTAATGACTGAGTACAACACCATGAAGAAAGACTTTGTGGTGCAGTTTGGTGACAGTCAAATCGCAGCCATTAACGCAGCGGTTGTGACAGGCAAGCTGCAACAGATGGCGTCTGGCTTTGTCTATGACACCACAAGCGTGGCGAGTGACGCACCAGGTAAGTTTGCGGTTACACAAACGCCCATTTGGTTTAGCAAGCATAAGTTTGATGCGCTAGATGATTTACTTCAGGAGAATCAACGTGCCAACACCATCATCGCCTACAACTACAAAGAAGAACTTGCAGAACTCAAGCGCCGATACAAACACGCCGTCACCCTTGACGATGACCGCGCTATCGAACGCTGGAATGCGGGAGAAGTGGAGTTGCTACTTGTCCACCCCAAGTCAGCAGGCCACGGTCTTAACTTGCAACACGGCGGTTGCCGGATGGTCTTTCTGTCACTGCCTTGGAGTCTTGAGTTGTTCGAGCAGACCGTCGGACGACTGCACCGATCAGGACAACAGCACGATGTCTGGGTTTATATAATGCTCACCAACAAAACTGTTGATGAGAAAATTTGGGGCGCGTTGCATGACAAGCGCGCCGTGTCTGACATCGCTATGGAGGCGTTGAAATGAATAAAGATGTGTTGTTTAGCCTTTGGTACGACAGCTTAGAAGGCACGAAGTCACAAGGGTTTGCATACAAAGCGTGGTGCGCTGGATGGAGCGCAGCCAACCAAGTAAAACTAATTAAGTGTGACTGCGCCAACCCAGAGCGTTGCGAGTTATACGACCGTTGCTTAAAGAAGGAGCCGAAATGATTAGCCCCAAGCAGCAAACAATTATTGATCTTCTTAAAACACGACCAAGTATGACGGCAGCCGAGATTGCGTTAGAGGTCGGGTCAGAGACTAAAGCTACGTCTAAGCATCTGCGCTTGTTAGAAGATATGGGTCATATTTATGTGTGTGAGTGGCGCAAGGGTAAACACGGTGTTATGACCAAGGCATATAAATTAGGTGGGGGTGAATCTGTTGTGCTTGTCGCTAAGAGAAAATCAAAACAAGACGCAGCAAGAAGGGCGCTTACCAAACGCAAAGACTACGACCCCTACGCGCCTGTGGCGCCTAACAACGGATGGGTGTCCACGATACATTCAAAAGATTATTCGTTTCAACACGGCGAACACATTAAATTTATGGAGCGGTTTCACCCGCACCCAGACCCTGCGTCAGCGTGGTTATTTACGGAGATAGCATGAAAAGATTAGATTTATGGAATGCCAAACTAAAAGCTGCGAAGGCAGAACTTAAGATACATGGGCGTCATGCGAGGGCTGTCGTGCGCGCGCTTAACAACACCCACCGAACCATACATGACTTGGAGAAGAAAATTGAAAACCACTTGGCGAAATCTGAATAGCAGACTGAGCAGCTTGTCGGAAGACGAGGTGTTTGCGTTGCTAGAGGAAGAACTTAACGGACCACGCAGGGCGTCTATGATCCTGCGCTTGCATCAGCGTGGCAACACTTTGCGCGTGATGCGCGAACGGATTGAAATACTGAAGGAGGCCACAACACCATGAACCCTATGACCGTAGGCGACATTGCGCGCGACACGCTTAGAGAGATTAACGATTTGGTCAACCACCCACCCCACTACACAGCACACCCGTCTGGCGTGGAATGTATCCAGATTACAGAAACTATGAACTTTTGCTTGGGTAATGCAGTAAAGTATATTTGGCGCGCTGATCTCAAACACGACGCAATTGAAGACTTAAAAAAGGCGGTGTGGTATGTCAACAGAGAAATTGAACGACGTGAAGCCTTACAAGTTACCACCAGCATTAAAACTAGCAGCAGAGAAAGCTAAGAAACATCAACCGGAACTAATCGCCATTTCAGGGAAACTACGCTATGTACACTACGACTAAAGACATCTGTGTTTGCGAACACATCATCTTGTGCGACACAAATGATCGCTGCATGAAGAAGCTGCCATGCCCTTTGACCGACGATCCTAATTTCGTCTACGTCCCAGCCGCTGCTACCGATGTCCAAAAGACATGGCGCAAATTCGGCTGGGTACCAGGCTTACGCTAACATTGAATTGGCTTTAACTTTGACCGCAGCAACACGATTTAGCCAGCCTTTGCCGTATGTCTCAAATGTTTTGAGGCTGCGGTAAAAGGCTTCTTTTTCTGCGCTGAACTTTTCAATCAGTTCAACAGGGTCAGCAGCCAAGACAGCCGCCATTGAGATCGGGCCAAGCCCACCATCAGCAGGAACGCCTACGGCAGACTGCAACAACTTAATGGCGCGGCCTGGACCTGAATTAACACCCATGTCAAAAATCATATAATCAATCCCGCTTGGCAGTTCGTCAGCGCGAACAGCGTCCCAGTACTTCTTTTTGTACAGTGGCTCGACATCAGCAGGAGTCAGTTTACGCATCTGATCGTGCGTGACTTGGTGTCCAATGTGTTGCTCCCAGTTGTACTGGGTGACGCCAAGCATGGTTGAGCCTGCGCGACCATCAGGCAGGGCATTGCCTGGATCACGGGTGTCATCGGTAAACCCGCCTTCACTTGCCAGCATCTGCTCAAACGCCTGCTTCCAATTATTAATAGCCATGATTTGCAAATTCCTTGTGATATTTATTTCTAGCTTCGGTAGCAACTAATTCTGCAAGTTCTAAATCGTTATATAAACCAAAATTCATACTTTTTTTGTTAACTTGTAATCTAACTTGGTATTTGCCGCAATTGTGCAATCTAACCCCTTTTACTTTAGTAACGGAATTTTTATTAATTCGTCGATTCCACGCATTTTCTGAAAGCGATGCATCTCTTAAATTTACAATATTGTTGTTAACAGTATTACCATCAATATGATCAATGTACTTTGGCAAATAACCGTAATGCATCATAAAAATAAGACGATGAACTAAATAAATCGTTCCGTTAATGTTGGCGCGCAGATAACCAGAATTACTCATGCCTTTCATAGGTTTATTGTTTATTTTACGGATTAACTCACCGTTGCGGTATTCAAAACGATCCAACAATTCTTGTTGCGTAATCATCTTTTTACCTCACTTTGTTTCTTTACCCATTTTTGGAGCGCTTCAAGCTGTGCAGTTGTTTCGGCGCAGTTGACAATAAGTTTTGAGTCGGTGGTGGGGTCATAAGTTCCGCTGGTGGGTTTGGGAACGGCGGACACTTTACCGCTGTTGGGATTGATGTCGCACACCCTCCCAACAGAATTGTACTTAGTACGCAGACTAGCAATTTGATTCTCATAATTTTCCTTGACTGATTCTGTGATGACTTCCGCAATCTCAACGGCACTACGATTAGCAGCCTCTTGTGCCTCGCCCACAGCCTTAACCTCTGCAACAAAAAGCAGGTGCTTGTCTTTCATCGTCGAATAGCCTTGCCAATAAGCAATGCCCAATGCAATCACGGCAGCGGCTATCTTGGCGTACAGAAGCATTACTTTCCCTTGACCAACATATCAGCCACAATGGTCAGGATTGCACGGGCGTGTTCAAGGTCCGGTTCAGCCACCCACCCGGCTGTAATTTGCCCCACGAACTGTTCCCTCGCAGCGGGTGAACTCACACGACAGCTGTACTGAACACCTTGGCTGATATAGAACAAACCAGCGACGCTCCGTGGGCGTGTGTAAGGGCCGCATGGAAGTTCACCGTTCATCAATTTGATGACATCGTTGTTGTTGCTCGCGTTGTTTGAGAACAGCTTGATATCCACGCCTTCGAGCGACTTCTGTCGCCCTCCGGTCTTGGTGTAGGCGCGAACCAGCACACGCTTATTCAGAATCGGGTCAACAGTAAATATCGACACGACCTCTGCGCCCGTCTCTTTGAATAGCATCGCTGCTGCATCATCGAATCGAGAGTCATCGAGTTTGGGCAATTCGCGTGACTGCATATACGCGCCAAGCATCACGCCTTGGTGGGTATAAACAAAATAGCCTACAAAACCAACCACACCAAGCAGCAGAACAACAATCAATTTAAACGGCGAATCAATGTATGAGAGTACGCCCATTAGCGTATCTTTAGCGTCTTTATTTTCCATCGACTTCAGACTTCTTGACGTAGTTATCTGCGACGTGCAGACGCATATCGCTGACTTCTCTTTTCAACTCTTTGACTGAATCCCAAAGCTGTCTGGCAAACCATCCACCAACGCCAATTGCTGTGGCACCACCAAGGTTAATCATAAATTGAAAATCCATGCTACGGCCTCAGAGAGTTGCGGTTTTTTTGTTCAGGCGCCAAGTTGTTCTTGCGGTCAACAAACAATTGTACAGGAGCAGTAACACCTTCTGGGTTCCATTTATCGCTTTTCATCAACGTGCGCAGCACAACATTACGATCTTTGGACGGTAACTTTTGGATCAATTCGGCAACGCTTTTGCCGTCCTTCATGCCGTCAACAAGTATCTGTTTAACTTGATTAGTAACTCTTCCTTCTAGCACGTCTAGCGCCTTGTTTATAGTCGTTGCTGTGACGCTAAAAAACGCTGGGATACGTCCAATTTCCTTTTCTGACATACCCATGATGCGCGCTAAACCACCGGCACCCGCCGTAGCTTGCTCAGTTACTTTGATGTCGCGCGACAATTGATTTGCAATATCTTCTAGCTGACCAGACTTACGCCCCATCTCTTTAAAGATGTTAAAGCTACCAGGGCCAAAGATGTCTTCAACTGCGTCTGGATTGTTGCCGCGCACCAATTTAATAAATTCTTCTTTGGAGCCTTTAAACTTTTCCAATGCAAGCGCAGCTAACTTTTGCTGGTCAATCTCTTTCATACCTGTTTCGTAGGTCTGAAGGTAGCGTCTCCAACCTGTGCCGCCAGCGTCAACAATTGCGTCGTCGATTGCCGGCTTGATTTCAGACAACAGTTTGGCCGCAAAGCGCGCTTGTTGTTTGGCATCTGCGTTCGGATACAGTCGGGCAATTTCTTCGCCAACAGCGTTCTTGCGAATAGAGTACAGTGCTTCAGCGTCGATTACGCCGCCGCCTTTGGCAGTCCATTCTTCAATTTTGTTAATGACCTTTGACAGTACGGCTTGGTTGACGTCGCTGGGGCCAATCTTAGGATCGTTTAATTTAGCCGTAATGCTTGAAACAATGTTACTTGTGTCAATTGGCTTAAGCCCGTAATCCGCCAAACTGTCGATTTGCTTTTGAATAAACGCAGCTTCTGCCCCACGCTGTTTAACAATTTCACCTACCTCGCCCGCAGCTTTTGACGCTTCGGAAGCGCGTTCTGCGTTCAAGGTAATGCTTGGCGAAAGCCGTGGCATCCCAGGCACTATTCCTGCTACGGGTTGGGGTACGCCTGATCCGCCTAAACGTGGAGACACTGCGCCGCCCATAGAAAGGTTTGTTTGTTGGGCTGCATCCGTTGCTAACTGACCTTGCAATTGAAGTGCGCTTTGTGCGGATGCTTGGCGTTGCCCTAGGGTTGGCTCTAAGCGTTGCCGTACATTACGCGCTGTATTGGCTGCGCCAAGTTCTGTCTCACGCATAGGCGTTGTCAAATCAGTCAACGCATTACGCGCCACGTTCTGCGACTCACGCGCAGTGGTTTGTGTGCCACCACCAGCCATTGCAGCCAACTGGTTAGTTTGCGCAAGTTCTTGTGATTCGCGCAACAGACGATATGCTGTGCCCGTGTCCATTTTCTCAGCAAGTTTGCCGAGCGCCATAAACGGATCGGCGTTAATCCCTGCTTCTTGCAAAGCCTGCACAGCGGTAATGCCTGGACGTGCTTTTGATAACGCCGCTGCGGCGGGTTCAAGTTGATCGCCAAGCGTGTTACGGACAATCTCTGCCGCACGAACTTCGGCTGCACGTCCTGTAACAACGTCTTTAGCAAAACCAAGACCTTTTGCAAACTGTTTTACAACAGGCGCGACAACAGTTGGAATAACTGCGCCGACGGCGGCGCCCATTCCCGTGTCTTCTGGGTTAACTAACCCCGCGCTTATGCCGCCAGTTACCGCGCCACCAGTGCCTCGAAGTCCTAAATCAATTGCACGGGCAGCGCCCGTGGCGGGGGCAAGACCAGTTCTAAACCCAGACGAAGCGATTGATTCAACAATTGGTGCGGCAACACCGGCTGCTTTTAATGGCGCAGCCACCACAGCACCGACAGGTGCGGTAGCAACGATGTTGCCTGCAAGACGACCACCGCCTGCTATTGTGCTTTTCCCGTAGGTTTGCTCGTAGTCTCTAGCACTTTGTGCAGCAGCTTCATCGACAGATGCGCGGGTGTTTGTACCGGCAAGATAATCGACAGCGCTTGCGCCGCCTTTGATTAACGTATCGGTCACATCTTTAAAGCCGCGATAGATGCCGGCAGGAGCCTGCATAATCTCCTGCATTGTGGTGCGCTCTTGCGGCATACCTTCGCCAGACTCAACACCAAACTTAGCGCGAATTGCGCGTTGTGTTTGTGGGTTGGCGTTGGCGTAATTCTCGTCAGACGCAACGTGCTTTTCAAAAATGGCAAGCTTAGTCGCAGCGTTGGCGTTAATGTAATCTGGGCTTTTAAGAATTTCAGAGGCGTTAACCATAACTTGCCTTTATTTGAGCCAAGGGTTTGTGCTGTCAATACGAGAATTTTTCTTACCTGTTTCCGTGTATTGACCAGGCGTATAGCTTACGTTTGGCAAGTCTTTGTATTGAGGCGCTAAAGTTTCTATATCTGCGCCATATTGACGTTGAAACCCATCACGCATACGGTTAACAATACTCATTGCGTCTCTTTCTAGCCGTTCAATCTGTTCAAGGTTGGCTGTTGCTCCGCCTGCAAGGTCTAAGACCGCAATTTGGTTAGCCAAAATCTGCCATTCTTGGTTCGCGATAGAACCAATTGCGCCGCCCAAAGATGCGTTAGCTTTAGCAATTGCTGTAACTTTACCTTTAAGATTGTTAAACCTTGCGTCAGCCACTTGGGCTTCTTTAAATAAGGAAGGTGTACGCGCATCAACAGGTCCGGCTACTTTTTCTAAGCTACTACTTCTAACGGCGTCAATAGACTCTAACAATTCGTTAGTTTGGCCAACAACACGCTGAACAGCTTCGTAATCTTTGCTTATCTCGCCTTTAAGTTTTTGCTTCTGAGCAGGCGTCAAAGACTCTGTACGTGTCACGCCCAACACACCTGCGTCGCCAACTGTGCCGCCCTTGTATGTGCGCGCATCAACTCGCAACTTTTGACCTGGATTAGCAGGGTCTTCCACTTCAGTAAGTGTAGGTGCGGCTTCAGCGCGGTAAGGCTTAATAATGGTTGGCTGCTGATTTAACGCATTTGCGGCGGCAACAGTAGGCCCTGCTTGATTAGGTGCGGGCTGCACTAAAGCGTTAAGTGATGGCGTAGGCTGCGTTGTCATCATTAAGTTATTGACAGCGCTAGGTTGCGCCGCGGGTGCTGCTGCTGGCGGCGCTGTCGGACGCATACCCAACGGTACAGCCGAATTAGGATCGCGTTCATTGTAAAGATAAAACCCGTTTTCGCCTTGCGCTAGTTTAAGCGCTGGATTTTTTCTTTCGTATTCGTCTTTTTCTCTCTGCATACGATTGCGTTCGTACCCAGGCCCTGCGCTAATGCTAGCGGCACCGTAAGTACGCTCAGTTTGCATCAGTTCTTGCTGCAACTTAGTCGCACCAAGTGCTGATTCACGCTTAAGTTTATCCAAACCACCAGGCTGTGAAAGCTTGGCCATAATGCTTTCGCGTGACGGGCTAATCCCCGCAGACTTAAAGAACGAACCTAATCTGCCTGTGTGGTTAGCTTCATGCCATTTAAGATAATCTTCTGGCGTGTCTACGTTCGCCAAAGCATCGCGACGCAAAGTAATTTCTTTGCCAAGCGCTTCAATTTCTGTCTTTTGCGTGGTGGCGCGTTTGCCCAACAACTCCTGAAACGCTTTGGGGTTAGCCATGTAACCGCGTTTCTGGAAATCAGGGTCGTCAAAGTTAACGCCACTTGAAAACAGGTTGCGCATCTCTTCGTTGCCGCGCATCTCTTCCGTTGCAGCCTTGAGCGCAATCATCTGACCGACCTGACCCAACATATTGACGGGTTGTGGTTGCTGTATACCTAAAGCGATATTTGGGTTAATTGGCATAATCTATCCTTACATTACTGATATGGGCTTTGATAAGGCGAATAAGAGCCAATACTACCGCTGCCACTAGGTGTAAACACATTACCGTAACCGTATTGATTAACAAGCGCGGCATTTTGTTGGGCAGGGAACACTCGGTTCATCAATTGATTTTGATAATACTGATTCGAGATATTACCAATGGCACCGGTAACTGCATTAGCTTGCCCAATGTATCCTGAAGCGCGCGCATTAGCTGCGTTCTGCATCGTCTCGCCCGCTTGGTTAGCGTAGTTCATCCCCATATTGCCAACTTGATTGGCAACAGATTGACCCATGCCTGCCATGCTCTGAAATGGGTTTAGCGTACCTGAACGCTCGGCTTGGTAACGATTGAAAGCGTTAGTAAACTCTTGCGACGCCATGTCCTGACCGTAGCGCTGGATACCTTTTAGCGTACCACCAGACAGCAAACCGCCACGGGCTGCTGCGCTGCTCTCAAGTCCTCTCATTCCTTCTTTTAAGCGGAATTGATAGCCTGGGTCCATGCCCTTGGCAAACATTTCAGGCGTGTACTCAGCCGTGGCGTATTTACCAAACATCGGGTCTTTAACATTACCGCCAGCCAATCTAAACTGATCTCTGGTAGGCGCCTTAATTCTTGCTACATCAGCGTCATACGCAGCTTGGTCAAACGTACCGCCAGTGCCTTCTTGATAATACTCCATGCCTTCGCCACCGCCGGTAGATACCATCCCACCACCCGTGCCGCCTCTCATGTACTTAGATCGGTCAATCGCAGCAATTTGAGAATTGTAATTGGCGAGTGCTTTGTTGTACGCGGTGTCGTCGTATTGCGCTTCGCCGCCCAGACCAAGCAACGTCATCAATCTGTTTTGCCCAAGCATACCCGCTTGACGGAACGGCTCTTGCAGTTCAACGCCGCGCTCAAACTGTTCGCGCTGGAGTTCTGTGGAACGGTTGGCCGCATCGGCTTGAACTCTAGATGCTCTGCCAGAAGCGTCTGCGCTCATGGCAGCACCAGCTAGAGTGGCAACGCCTCCAATTACTGCGGCGACTGTAAATGTCATGTCAATACCTCGTTTTTAAGTTTGTTGCCAATCGTAAACATACTGTTTGGATCGGCTTCAACTAATTCATTTTCGGCTTCTTCAACCGTTGTAGATTCTGCTACATGGAAAGTCATGCAAAGAGCATCAGTCACCGCATACACCGCGCGTTTGGTACCAGGTCGGCTTAACAAGATTTTAGGTCCTGTTATCGTCTGCACACCGTCGTCTGTCGTCACACAAATTGTACCCGACACTACAACGTAAAAATGCTCTTTTTTATGCACTTTACCTACAATTGTGCAGCCTGCTGGGCGCCATACTTGCCTGCAATACATACCGCCATGAAAAAAATGCTCAGTAGGGGGTTCATACTGAGGCATCTTTGACATCGCTTCTTGAAGCGCCTCGACTTGCGAACGCATATCGTCAGCCGCCAAGATGCCAGAGTAAGCAACCGTCATGTTCATTTTGGTTCAGGCTCTATTGGGGGGTGCGTCTCATCATAAATCTGCTGCGCCCGCGCTTGTTGCAGCGCAAGCACTTCCTGAACGGTAATCCCTGAATTGATGTCTACATAGACAGCATCACGAATCTTCTCGCCGTTAATCTCAATCTCAAAATCTGCGTCTGCTAACATATTAGGCTCCAGCCATAATGATCCAAGTACTGCCATCGCAATACAGCGTAGCCCACGCACCGTCGGTGGCGGGCAAAATAGCTGTGCCTGGGGTGTTGGTGATAAGAGGCTCTACGTTGCTTGACGCAGATACAACTGCTTGAGGGTTGATGGTCTTAAAGTGCAACGTGCGACCCTTTGAATTGCCTGCTGCCGGCAATGTTACCGTGACCGTGCCTGCGCCGCGATTAAACAAATACCAATCGTACTCTTCAAAGTCATTGTGCGTAGCCGCCGTGACCGCCAATACGCCGTAAGTGTTTCTATCACTAAGCAGCACATTTGTTGCGCCGGTATTGTTAAGCAACCCTGGTGCGCTGTTATGGTTTGGCCCAAGGTTAATTTTGTTAATCGTACCAGTTGCTGTCAAGAAAATTGCATAGGTGTCGGCGTCAAAGACGTTGCCTGAACCAGTAATATTTAATATGGATGACGAGGCAATCGACGCAAGGATATATATTGAGTAACCAAAATTATCTGCTTTTAAGACGTTGTTAGAAATAACAATATCTCGGATAACCGCGCTTGCAGCATTTGTTCTAATAAACAAAGGATACGCCGTTGCAGAATTTGCAAGCTTGACGTAGTTGCCTTCAATAATCAAACCGTTTAATTCGCCGCTAGCTTTTAGGTTTTGCACATAGATACCGTACGAACCGCTTGCGTTGCTATCACCGCCGGACACATTATTGTTTTTAATGATTACACCATTGAGGTCGGTTGGACCTGTGGTGGCATTTAACTGAACATAAATACCTAAACCCGTTGATCCGTCGCCTGCCGTGTCCATTATGACTGTGTTGTCAGAAATAGTAACGCCGGAGTACTGACCGTTTTGAAACAAAGGTTGGTAAAAAATCCCGCTGCCAAGAGGATTGATAACAGTGTTACCAATAATTGATGTGTTTGCCCCTTGGCTAATAATCCCGTCATGCGAACCAGCGCCAAGACGCGCGGCTGAATTTACTACATGGTTTCCCATAAACAGGGTGTTAAGCGAGGCTGAGTGCGAGTCAAAGCCAGCGTCTTTTGACGCGGTTGCGTGGCAACCAATGACCTTGGTAAACATATTGACGCCGTTAGAGCCGCCAATAGTGACGGTGTGGCGATTGTCTTCGCCCCATGAGTTCAATACGCTGCAAGAAAAGCATCCGCCAATTAAAGCGTAAGCATAAGAATATCCGGCGGCAGATGATTTAAGCTGTCGGCAGCCGTCAATTGTTGATTGATAGCAGCGAAAGAAAGAAACGGCAGAGTAATCAAAGCCGTTAAATTGACAGTTAGATACCGTGACGTTTTCGCCATACGATACATATATTCCGGCTTGCAAGTTTGCGTCTGCGCCGATAAACGACATATGGTCAAACTTGACGTTTTTAATTGGCGTAACTTTAGCAACCGTTGCGGAATCAGTAGTAGCAAATCTAAGTGCTACGCCTTCAGTCAAAGAAAATTGTGTTGAAGAAATAACAGTGTTAATTCTTGCGTATTGACCGTATGTGACCGATGAGCCAGAATCCCAAACAGCATTAGATTTTAAAAACACCAAGTCGTCAGCAGCAAAGCCTGTTGTGCTTGCGACTGTTATCGTGACCGCACCTACGCTAGTGGTTACAGTAAGCGCAGCCGCCGTACCGATTGACCCGCTAACCACAAGGCATAAATCGGGCGAACTAGGTTGGTCTGCCATGTCTGAAAAGTCAAACGTGGCGTTCTTGATAACCGTGTTAGACGCGGTAAGCGCAATAGGTGCGTTGATTTTGTACGTCAGGTTCTGACCGTCAATGATCTGACCGTTGGCAGCAGTTAACGCCGCTTGAATCGCAGCTTGGTCGTTGGTTGTACCGTCACCAACTGCGCCGAAATCTTTAAAACTAATGATCTCTTGCAGTTTTTTGTGTACGGTGCTGTTAACCGATCCGGTCAAATTGCCGCTGCTATTGGACTGACGAAAGCCAACAAGGGCGTCGCCTTTAGCTGGATCAGATGCGTTTGCCAAATCAGCGGCAAACCCCACCAAATCTGCGGCGCCAATAATGTTGTCTTTAGTCCAAATCAGTACGTCGTTTGCGTCCATCAATACAAACTTATAGAGCAAACCTTCTGTAAGCCAAATCTCTTCTGGCACGCGCCCAGCAGCGTCCAAGATAATTGGGTTGGCGTTTGGTGTTGCGCCGGTGCTAGATGTATACGACGCAAGCGGTGTTGTTGTACCGGCCGCGTATGTATACAGCTTACCACCGGTCAAGACAGCGCCTGAGTCCGTAAAGAACTGCCAGCCCGCGCCCGCTAATAAGGAAAGGTTTACGCTCATAATTTATCCTGGTTTTGCCACTTCTGTGCTGGTACACCAGCGATACGAAAGGGAAATCGGGCTGTTTTATTAGTCCGAGTATATTCTGTTAACGTGTTGTTTTCAAGCATAAAAGCAATGTGTTTAATGTTGCGTTTCATTTGTTTTCCAACACTTCTAGACGTGCTGTAAGAGATTGTATAAGAACCTGTTGCTCTTGAACAAATGCAATTAGGTTCGCCATGACTTCTGGGCTAGCCGCCTGCATCCCTTGGTAAAGCGGGTTGCCTTCTTCGTCAATTTCATCTTTTCTGCCAGTTACGGAAGAAGGGCTAATTTCTTGAAATTTGTGCGCTAAGAAGCCAACAAACTTTGAGCCATCAGCCCTCCAGTTGCCTTTTACTGGTTCAAGCGCCATAATAAAATCTTTAGCTTCTGCGCCGGAAACTTTGCCGTCAATTGTTTTGAGTCTGTAATCTGAAGACGTGTTGTACGCAGTAGCTGAACCTGATGTTGTGATAGTGCCAACTTGCGTTCCGCCGTTATTAGCAAACTGTATTTGTGTGGAGGATGTTGTGCCAGCCCTAGTAATTCTTATTAAGCCAGATGGATCAAGAACAACTCCTGCACCCGTAACGGTGTCTACCGTTTTACCGATTGATACTGCCCCTCCTGACGCAATCCGCATACGTTCAGCATCATTAGTGCCAAAAAGAATTGGCCCGTTTGCTAACGACCAAATGTAAGTTGTGCTATTGCTACCAATAAATCCAAGATAAGTGTAAACAGATGGTGCGTCAACATCTCTAAGATATACAGCACCACCAAGCGAACCTTGAATATCAACCGCACGACCAAAACCAACTGGGTCGCTGGGGGCCGATGTACCTACGCCAACAATTCCATCATCGTTAAGCGTCATCGCATTAGTAGTAATGCCGGAAGCGTAGGAACTAGACGTTCCAAATGACAAAGATGAACCGCTGCCTGTTGAAATTACGGCAATTCTAGCTGTGGGGTTTGTCTGACTGTTTCCAATAAAGTCGATACCGCTGTAATCAGTTGCAGCTGTTGATCCACGGACAACTACGCCAAGCTTGGTTGTGCCGGTAAAAGACGTCACGCTAGCCGGACCGACCACATCAAGGTCAGTTGCAGGCGACGCAGTACCAAGACCAACAAAACCAGACGCATCTTTGTATATCTGACCTGAGCCAATGTTGACTACGCCCGTACCGCCAGTAAATGTGCCTGTGTACTCAAGGTTTGAGAATTTGCCCGTTGATGGCGTTGTGCCACCAATAGCGGGTGGGCTAGACAAGTCAAGCGCGCCGCCTAGCGTCAAACTACCGGCACTTGTGACCGTACCCGACAAACTGATGCCACTAACCGTGCCTGTACCGCTTACGCTAGTGACTGTGCCGGCGCCGCCAACAGAAATCCATTCTGCGTCTGTCTCACCGACATTGACCGCCAAAACCTTGCCTGCGTTTGTGGCGTAAGAGGGCAAGATGTTGGTACGCGCACCCGTTGCCGTTGTAGCGTTCGTGCCGCCGTTAGCAATAGGCAAGGTGCCTGTTACGCCTGCGGTTAAAGAAATCTGTTTGTACGAGGGTGCCACGCCTGCGCCGTTAGACACCAGTGCGTAGTCTACCGTTCCAGGAGATAGCTTGGCTAACGTCGTTGTAGTGTCAGCGTACAAAATGTCGCCAACCGCGTAGCTGCCATACCCTGTGCCACCTCTAACGGAAGACAATTGACCTGACCAACCTAGCGTAAACGATGCGGCATTAACTAACGCCGTGCTTGCGCTTCCACCCAACGTCAGCGTTACGTTTGTGTCGTCGGTTTTGGAAATTGCAGCGCCTGTTGCCCACTCAGGAGCGGTAGCGCCAGCGTTAACACGCAAAAATTGACTTGCAGTTCCAATTGGCAGAAAAGTGGTAGTTGACGACCCTGTTTGGTAGGGTACGCTGCCTGCTGCGCCGGACGCCAAATTTGTAGCTGTTGATACAGTCAATACCGAAGGCGATACGTTTTTCCAGTACTGGTTAGCACTGTCGTATTGAATGATGTCTAGGTTGTTAAGCGTACTGAATTGCACGTTGCCATCAGTGCCACCTAAAACAGAACCTAATGTTGGACGAACAAACAGTATGCCGTTAGACGAACCTACATGAACAACAGCCGCCATAATCGCAATTGCGTTTGGTACAGATGGTTTGGTTTTTGTTAAGCCGCCTGTGACAGCAGGGTTGTAGTACAAAACCTCGCCTTGCGTCCAAGCTTCTGCGCCGCCTGTCGTGTCGATGTTTTTAACTTCACCAAACGACTTAACAAAAATCCAATCGTTGTTAATGCCAGACTCGTCAGCAATTCCTAAAATGTAGTTTGATTGGTCAACCGTTAAGCCTGTTGCAGCTTTGGCAATTAAGCCTCCAGATGCACCAAGCGTCCCTGCAAAAGACACCACCTGTCCTTTGGTAACGGTTCCTTGGCATTTAACTCTGTAATACTGTTCTTCACCGATGTGCTGAACAGTACTGCCATTCATTTGAAATGAAAAAGTCTGGAATTGATCTTCGTTGTTGTAGTACAGCCGACCTGTGGCGTCAGTTGGCAGCGGGCTTTGCGTGGTATTAAATTGAACGTATGTAGGGCTAGCAATTGCACCCGTTACAGCCGACATACTTGTAATGTCGTTGTTTGCGCCTAATACAGCAGCCGACAAGTTTGCGCGGGCGCTTGACGCAGTTGACGCACCCGTGCCGCCATTAGAGACCGCCAAAACGCCTGTTACGCCCGTTGTAAGGGGTAGCCCAGTTCCGTTGGTCAAATCAATTGCAGACGGCGTACCGAGGTTGGGTGCGACTAATGTCGGTCCGTTCTGACGCACAAAGACGCCTGAACCTGTGCCTGTGTACTCTATCGCCGTCAAATGGTAGTACTGATCCGTTGCGCCTCCCTGCAACCCGCTTAACGTGTTGTGGGTAGTGGTTGAACCAGACACCAAGTTGTATTGGTTAAAGAAATACCGGTACCACTCCCTAGACACCAAAGAACTGTCGGTTTCTATAAGCGGCACTCTCGCCGATGGGATATTTGTGGTATCAGCCATTTGTGGGGCTTAATATAAGTTCTGCGCCAAGAATAGCAATCTTTACCGGATCGGTGCCTGATATTTCGTACACTCTGTCCCTAATCTTTTGGGTCATGCCTAAGCGACGCCAAAACGTGCGATGCCCGCTTTGACCAATCTTGCCCATAGAACTCCAATGCTCGTTAGACCAAGTGTGACCACCGTCATCAGACCACCGAAGCATGGCTTGGGGGACAGAACCCTGACCGTCATTTAACCCAACACCCGTCTCACAATCCAATTGCATACTGTGCTGGGCAGTTCGTTTTAGGTTGTTTTGACCAGTAGGAAGCGCGCGCCATGAGCGCAGCCACTTTTGAATCTGGTCATCATCAGAGTAATCGTCTAGGTCAAAAGCGTACAGCTTACTGTTCTCATAGTCGCCAACAATAATCTCGTTATTGAACGACATCTGGCAATTGCTGCGGTGGCGCTCAAATTCGCCATTAGACCAACTTGCCCGCTCATGCCAAGCGTTAGTCGCTACGTCGTACACCCAAGTGGTGTTTGCAGTTGGGAAAATCAGCACATAAAAAGCGTGACCATCTTGCTGGTAGGTGTACGCTAAAGCGTCAGACATATCGCTATAGTTTTGTATTTGCCATTCAACAGCATGGGTACTAATACGCTTTCCGGTGTAACCTTCGGCACGATAAACAATGCCTCGCCCACGGGCGTCAGCGCCTAGCCAAAACAAGCCATTATCAAGTTTGGCAACAGAGTATGGCGCAATACAGCCAATCTCGTTGTAGGCACCTTGGATGCGCTGAAGCGGGAAGTCTACACCGCCTGCGTTGTACCAAACCTCAACTGAGTTTGTGCCAAACAGCCATGCCTCACGGTGGTCGATAATAAGCGACACCAAACCGTCTGGGGAGCCTTCAGCGCTTGCAAAGTCAAGAGGGTCAACCGAAGTGCCATCTAGCAATTGAGTGACCCAAACCTTCTGGCTGTTTGGCTCGTTAAATACAAAGTAGCCGTCCAAATAGCCTACGGTAACAGCACCAGGGAAGTCTGGATCGCTAATCTGAGCAAACACCTCAGTTTGTGCGTTGTATATGTAGCCCGCAGGGTTGCAGGCGATAAATATTTGAGTGCCGTTGTCTGACATAGAGACAGGACCCTCACCAGATACGCTGCCCAACAGCTTTACCGTGTAACTTTTATCAATACGATAAAACTCGTTTGCAGAGACTACATACGCATAATCACCTAAGACCCACTCGCCACGGATTGGTCCTGTGCCGACGTTAACCAAAAGACGCAACCCAGGTGCGCGTTGCAAGAACGCAGGCTCTTTGCCGCCTTCGGGGATAACTTCAGGGAATAAGTTAACCATGCGGTTATCCGCAGCATTGACGCTGCGGGTAACGTATGCGGAGCCTAAAATAGGCGTCTTCATTAGTAGTTACCGGCAAAGATGTTAAAGCGTTGACGCGTTGCAACAATCGAGTAAGGCATCGACATGATGTCATCAGGATTGTTGATGCGCTTCAAGTTACGCTTAGAAGTCATCGCAATACGAACAACAGTTGGAGGCGGCTCCATACCAAACTCAGGTGCAATCTCACACGCCAAGTTGTATTTAAAGGCGCGCAAATAGCCTGGTGGGAACGCCAAGACCGTAGATAAATTAGCCGGTGTTGTCAGCGGTTTGACCGACACAATGTGGAACTCTAGCAATTTGGTGGGTACTGGGTACACCGTCATCAAAATGTCTGGGTATTCCATGTTGACCCACATCACCTGTGGATAGGTGGAGGTCACAGTTTTGACAGCAATACCGTTGTATTGCTGCTGATTGATTAGTTTAAGGCCGTAGGAAATGCCTGACGCAGGGTCACGGAAGTATGTAGAATCTTCCACCAAAATTGGGCGTTCGCCTACGAAGTCACCGGTGGGTCCAAGTGTGCGCTGTATGGCACCAGGCGGCCAAGAAAAGACTTGATCTTGCGTGGAAAACACGGCTAAACGCTCAGTGTTCCAGCTATCAATCATCTGATTTAGCGCAGCAAGTGCGTCTTGCGCTGTGGCTGCCGACGGCGTTTCACCTTCGGCTAACACGCCAAGTAAGCGCAAAGCGCTGTTAATTTGCTCACTGGCTGTTGTGGCCATGTTTACTCCGTAGTTTTACGACGACGTTTTAGCGTGTTAATTGGCTCCGCTACTGCAACTTCAGGCGTATTTGGATTGTACCGCACCCAACCGTTTGTTTCATCAAATTCTGCTTCCGCCTCCATTGATGCAATCTTTGTGCCGTGCGTAGGGTGTTTTAGATAAATAATCATAAATTAAAAACGGGGGCTTGTGACCCCCGCCCTATTAGGTAATTGCAGCAAATTGCCATTTAGTGCCGTCAGAAATAAACATCTTTCCTGCACCAGTTGCATTTGAAGTAGTACCAATAGACCCTTTGGGGGCTGTTGTGGTAGTTGTGTTAGCTGTGATAGCCGAAGTCAAAAAGTACAAACCAGCAGTAGCGTTAGCCACAACCGGTCCGGTTGTTGCAGTCGAAGTAAACGTACCGCCAACTGAAGAACCAGTAATAACAGCGTCGGCGATTGTAGTGCCAGCAACAAGTTCTGGATCCGCAAAAGCTACGCCAATAGGTTTAGTATTAGCCATAATATTTCCTTTTAAAAAGAAGGCACCGAAGTGCCCTCTTTGTATTAACTAATGCGGTACGCAGTCCATGTTCCAGCACCGGTCTTGCGTGCGCGGAAATGGGCGGATGTTGAAAGCGCCACAGCAGCAGCGCCAACGATTGTCCAACCAGTACCAACAGCCAAAGTGACTGCATCGGCTGCGTCGATGTTGACCACAAAAAAGTCAAACGCAGAATTAACTTTTTCTGCGCTAACCATATCTGCTTCCAACAAAGCGACTGTTGGCAATGTTAGGTTGCCAGCGGTGCCGTCAAAAACAAACAGACCATTTTGGAGTTGTGCGGGAGTTGCAGTTGCGGCTGCTGCCAATGCAGTAGGTGCGCCCTGAACGAACATAATTGCTTCGTCAGTTGCGCCTGCGCCGACCTGATAACCGCCTGTGCCATTAGAAAGTGCCATGATAAATTTCCTTGAAAAAAGTTACGAATGGGGGCCGAAGCCCCCACTGATTTAGCCCCAGAGACGGACGGCAGTGACAGGACGGATGGCGTTGTAGCCATACAGCACGTCAATACGGCAGGGGAGGCGGTCGTTGTTGATGTCGTACTGACGCACGATACGCAACGAAATACCGTTGTGGACTTGGCGCGAAGCCATGTCAACACCCTGTGGCAGCAACAAGTCAGCAGTCGCAAACGAAATCGCATCTTTATGATAGATCAAGTTTTGCGGGTAGCCGGTGTTAGCCGAACCAACCATTGTCACAACAGCAGATGCTTGTGGGAACGAGTTCACAGTAGCCAATGCGTTAGACGATGTGTACAGAGCAGGACTGATGCTCAGTGTAGCTGTCGAAGAACCAGTTGCCGCAGCAGTTACGACGAACTGTTGGAGGCTACCTGTTGATTGACGTGTCTGTGGGTTAACAGCGAACACACCGGCGATAGTGAATACGTCGCCCACGTTCCATGTCTTGCTTGAACCAGTGAAACTGATTGGCAATGTGGACTGACCTTCTGTCGAAACAGTTGAAGTCACGGTGATGGTTGTGCCCCAATCGCCGTTCGTGTGGTTGCTGATTGACTGAGACATATTGATCTCGTCCAGACCCAAAATGCCTTCACCCATCATGCCGTTCTTGAACTGGCGGCTGATAGTGCCGGTTGGGTTAAACAAGCCCTTCATGCCTTCGACCAAACCGGCGTTGGCAGCGGGGTTAACCGTTGCGTAGCGCTGATCCATTGGAGTAGCAAATTCGTTAAGCTTCTGGTTAGCTTGGAGCAGAACCAAAGAAGTTGAAGGAACGGAACCTGGTGTACCGACTGTGTTGTAGATGCCTTTGTACGAAGTTGCAACATCGGCGTCAACCGAAGATGCCAACTGCGAAACGCGGGGCTTCAAAACACGCTCTGCAAAGTCGTCCAACTGCATTGTCAGTTCGGCAGAGGTGAAGTTAACACCAATGTGCTTCTGGCTAGACACAGTCAGCGTTGTGAACTGCTCGTTGTCAGCCTGAACTTGCAGGGCTGCACCGTCAGTTACCAGCGCGCGATCGGGCAGGCGGATACGGAGAGTTGAACCAATCTTGGCGCCTTCAACAGCGAAGGAGTCATCGTACTGACGGTTGACGTTACGGGTAAGCACAAGGTTGTTCTCAAGAATTTCAAGAGACTTCCGTGTGATCATATCAATGGTTAAGAGTGAATTACTCATTTTGATTTCCTAAAAGTAAGTTAGCGGTTGTATCGCGCTTCTTGCTTCTTAATCTGACGTTGCCGGTCTGCTTCAATCCATTCTGACGTACTCATCGTTTTGATAGAGCGTGGGTCAGTTGTATCGTATGCGGGCGAACCCGTGCTTCTGGCAGTAATCGGACTAATGGGCGTTGGCGCATTAGATGTCTTTTTAACTGGCGGATCAGCAGCTAATTTAGCTTCCAATTTGCCAATCTCTTTGGCTTGCAAAAGTGGCGATAAACGGGCAATTCGTTCGGCTTCTTTTGGGTTGGCGCCAAGATGATATGCCATCTCAGGTCCAATATCGGAAGCTTGAATTGTCTGAGCCATCACGTCAGTAATTGGAAGGTTTGGGTTATAGGCGACTTGCTCGAAGTCGTCGTACTTTTCCCGTGCCTTTTCCTCTTTGTCGTGATAAGACTCCAAAAGCGCTGACTGTTGCTTTTGCTGCTCTCGTTGAGCCAGTAATTGCTCGGCTTTTTGCGCTGCAAGTGCTTCTACATACGCATCGGTCGATTCAAACTGTTCTGGCACTACGGGAATAGCTGGTTGCACAGGGGGTTGCGCTCGTTGAGCCTGCTCTCTTTCCCACTTACGTTGCTCTCTTGCGAGCCTTTTGCCGATCATCGCATCAATTTCAGCTTGGGAATACTTCTTTTCCTCTTGCTGCTCGACTTGGTTCTCAGCTACTTCCGGCGTTTGTACTTCAGATACTGGGGCTACCGTAGCTTCCAGTTCCGGCGCGGGCACTTCCGCTTGGCTTACTTCGTCTGACATTTTTGTTTCCTAAGAAACCCTGGTGAATCGCACCAGTACGGGGGCTAAAATTTATTCAAATACGACTGTGGCAACAACGGTTCCGCCAATTTCAACACGGATACCAGTAGTGGCAAAAATACCATCAAATTGACCAAAAGGATAAAATGTGGCGGCGACAGGGACAAAAGACGCAATAATTGTTTTTGCTGCACCAGTCTCGGCAAAAGAGTCAAAAAAAGCAATTGTTGGCGAACCTGAAACGGAACTAACAAAAATTCCTTTTAACTTACCAGCGGCAGGCTTAACAACTGTAGTTGCGCCAACGGTTTTGTAAATTGACATTTTATTTCCTTATGCTAAAAATTTTAGCTTGTAAAGCGTTGACAAGTACAACTCTAAAATACCGTCAATCAAGTTTTGAAGCGGTGTGTCGTCTTTGCCGCACACTTCATACCGGCATTTTTCAATCTCTTCAACCTGTGCCTCTAAAAACTCAACCACATTTGTTGTTTTCTTAGCAGATTGTAGACCAATTGGACCAATTAAGCCATGCCTGCCTTGATACGCTTCAGCAAAACCATCAGCTAAATCAATGATGTTGTCGTAAAACTTCTGCAAAGCTTTGTGTTTAGCATAACTGCGAGTGTTCAAATGAACACTGTGCGTGACATCTCTAGCTAAAAACATTAGACCAATAAATTCAGCGCATTTCATTGTTGTGGCTCCATCGGGGGCATTTGTTCAGGCGGGGGCATCATTTCAGGTGGAGGCATTTGCTGCTCCATTGGGGGCGGTGCCATTTCAGGCATTTCAAACTGCTCACGCTGCGGTGCGCCACCAATCAGATCACCAGTATCAAGTGCAGCCGCAATGGTGCCATTTACAATGTCTTGAATCTGCTCAAATGTCATGCCCGCTTGGACAGCCGAGATACGCTTGGTTTCAGCATCAAATGCCTTAATCTGAGCCTCATAATCCGCACGTTGCTGCTCTTGAACCTCGACAGACTTGCCGATATTCTGGAGCATACTCATCATCTGCTCCATCTCTTGGTTCATAGCGTCCATCTGCATCTTGGCAGCCTGCATCTCAGGTGAGTCGTCGCCGCCTTCCATAATCTTAGGATCAATGGTCTTGGCAAAGCGCTTGGACATCTCCTGCGCACCAGGCCAATCCATGTTCTTAATGAACAAGTCGCCAGCCACTGCCCACAACTGTGGGTTGCCTTGCAACAGTTGAGCCATCGCTTCCAATGCTTCCTGACGCTTGGTCATGTAGCTTGGACCGGTCGTCACGCAGACATCGTACTTGCCAACACCTAAGTTATAAATCTTTTCAAGCACAATGCCTTGCTGATCCACAATCTTATTGACCGGCATCGGCTGGTTAGGGTTAACCTTAATAATGTCCGTCTCGCCATCAATACCAATGATGCGCGCAATCCGCTCAGTATCATAAATCTTAGGCACCAAGTCCACGATCTGACGTGTGATGTAACGCACAGCACGAGCCAAGTTATCGACGTAGTGATAGGTGCCGACATCCGCTTGACGCTCACGAGCCAAGATAGCCTTACCAGAACGCTCGTTAGAGGTCTGACCGAGGCTGGAGTCATATTGACCAGTAGTTCCCTTAATATCGTCGCTAGCGCCCATTTTGGCTTGAATTAAGCCTGTTTGTGGCAGTGGTGGAGGCGCACGTTGTGGCAAGGGCAGTACACCGCCCGCACCGTCGGTCACATCGGGGTTAACTTCCAAATACGGCCAGTTGGTCGTGTTGGCAGTCTTCCACTGCTGCTCGTAGCCTTCAAACTGACCACCGTAGCCAATAAATGGGGCTTTGGGCGCCAAGGCAAGCATTTCAGCTTCTTGGCTTGTCCAGTAGTTATACATCCGCTGCGCATCTTTAGCGTTGCGCACAATGCCGGAGACATAAATACGACCATCAACTTCAAATTCGTTGCCGACCACACGCACCACGGGGATAGATGATCCTGCCCAATCTTGCGATTCAAGAATCTCAAAACCGTTGATTTTGCACCATTTGACCTTCTTAATGTCAACCGTGCGGCTTTTGATAGGCTTCATGCCACGCATGACCATCTCTTGGTCTTCAACCGAGCCTTTCATGGCGCTGACGTTACCGTAGTACAGGTTCAGCGTGGCTTTTTCATGCTCAATATAAAAATACTCAGCAATACGAATTGTGTTTTCGCTAATCCACTGCGAGGTAGACGCATCGCCCACACCCTGCTGCATCATGGACGAAATAGGCTGCGCATCAGGGAATTGACGCTCGTACTCAGCTTTGGTCAGGTCTTCGGTAATGAAACACCACTGTGCATCCGACCCACAAGGGTCTTGGATCGTGGGGTCCATGTAAACGCTGAAGCTGTTACGAATCCGACCAATCTTAATGTCTTGGTTAAAGCTATTGTCGTCGCAGTACTCAGTCAACAGGCGGATATAACCCTCGCCATACGCCACTTGGTTCTCACACGCCGTGTCATACGCTACATCCGCATCAGAGATGTACTCTATATGGCGTACAAGCCCGTCAAATATCTCAGCGACCTCGACATCCGCCTTGTCGTCCACAGGAATTACTTTCCCACTTGGTCGATTTTGGCGCTGATCGTTGGTAACTTGTCTGACGTGCTGGGGGAGTTTGTTGATGGTGAGGCAGGGGCGGGCGTTGATGGTTTGACCTTGGACGGAGCCACGGGTGGCGAGTACGTCGGCTGGCCACTGCCACTGGTTGTCTGGGCTAGCGGCGTAGAAACGCAAGTCATCTAGTTCATCCTCTCGACTCTCAGAATACGCTGATACAGCCATTGTAAAGCGGCTTTTGGCAACCGAGATGATGTCTTTATCTTTCATACCGTTCCTATTACGTCTTTGTCTTTCATTACCAACAGCCCATCAAACTCTTGGTCGATTGTGCCGCTGTACATGATGTGATCGCCGACCGACACCATGAGCGGGCGGTTGGAGCCTTTCTTGCCTGGACCGACCGCAACCACCACTCCGGTGCGCATCTCTTCTTCAGGCATGATAATTAGCCCGCTCTGAACGAACGGATCAGGTTTGACTACAATATTATCGTTGATTGGTCGGATCATTTTGCTTTTCGTTTAACGGCATACGCAATTGCGACAGCCTGTTTGACGGGCTTCCCAGCTTTAACTTCAGCTTTGACGTTCTGCCGGAAGGCTTCTTTTGAAGGTGATTTTTTTAACGGCATATTATTTCTTCTTAGCCGTTTTAGCAGATTCTTTAAAGTCTTTAGCACTTGGCGCGCCTTTTGAGCCAGCCTTGCGCATCTTCTCGCCACTCCCCGCAGCAATTCGAGCCTGTTTGGCGTGAATATTTGCGTATAAACCAGGTTTTGTAGCCATGATTAGCATTTCCATCGTTTAAGAGAAGCTTTTGCACGTTCGCCGTCTTTAGCGTTAGCAGCAACCGCGCCCATTCTTGCACAAAAGGACGCCTTGCGTCCCGCATCAGCCTTAGTCTTTGGGTTTGGTGCTGGTGCTTTTAAGTTTGATCCCGTCTCGCGATTATACTTCTCACGACCTTTGGCGGTCAGTCCAGCGCCCTGCTTGACAGGTAACTTCTCGCCTCGACCAACTGATAATGACACTGATTTTTTCGCCATTTTAGGAACCCATCCATGAGGTTGCCATACCACTTTGAGCGTAACTTCTTGTCTTTAACTTAATACTCGACTCTCTATGCGCCACCGGAAACGCAAACGTCACACATATCGCATCTGCTGCGTCTGGTGAGGCTAGACCCCTTGCGCGCATATCCTTCTTAGACTCCAAAAAGATCGTACCCTTGGAGTCCGGCTTCATTATAGGTGATATTAAATCAGTTTTAAGTACTCTGTCACTAGGAATCGATGCAGTTTTCAACCAATTGCGCATTTCACCCCACATTTCAGCGCGTTTGTTGCCATACATCATCGGGTTTTTGGAGCGGTTTCCAAAATTCACGCCCCGAATCTTGTAGCGCTGCTCTTTTAAGCGATCCACCACCCCTCCGCCCACGCCACCCTCGTCAATCACCACCATCGCAGGGGCAAACTCTTCAATACATTCAATGACATGACCCACGACCGTCATCGTGTCATCACCCTTGAAGCGTTTAATGGCGATAATGTCGCGCCCTTGGCGAATCGCAATCACCGTCGAGTCCGAACCAAAGCGCGCAGGGTCAACACCCACAATAATGGGGGCGCTAGAGTCCTTGTAGCGGGGGCGTTTCATCGCCTCATCCACGATCAGGCTAGATATAAACTGGTCATCACCCGCTGACGGAAATGAGCCATAGACTTCAACCGCCGCCTGTGAGGAGTCTGCGCCGTATTCCTCGATAATCTGTTCATAGACCGCCTTGTCCGTACCCTCGACAGTCCTGGCATCCACAATCTTGGTCGTCCAGAAGTCACGCTTAGAATTAAAGCACTCAAAGAAGTAGCCCGTGTTGCGCCGTGGGTTGGAGAACGCCAACCAAAACCTGTTCGGGGTGTTTTCGGTAAAGAATCCAGAGGTGACTGCCCAGATGGCGTCATCAATACCGGACGCCTCATCAAAGATCACCATCACACCGTCGTAGTTGTGGACACCGGCGTACGAGTCTGGGTTCTCCGCCGACCACAAACGTCCCTCCACCGACCAGTAGCGTGTGCCTTTCTTTAAGTCACGCTCGACCAATTCTGTAATCCACTTAGCAGGCATGAGTCGAGTGGCGCTCACCTCGAACCAATGGCTGTTCAGAGACATCGCCAACCACTTAGTAATCTCCGCCCAAGTGACTGACCGTAGCTGTGATTCTGAGTTGGCTGAAATGATGGTTGTCGAGCCGATTCGGGTGGAGAGCATCCAAATGGTCAGCCAGCTAACAAGCGCAGACTTACCAATACCACGACCAGACGAGGTCGCCAAGCGTAGCGTATTAAAGTCCACCTTGCCGTTGTTCTGCGCGATGTGGTCTTTGATGGAGATAAGCACCTCACGCTGCCACTTGCGTGGCCCCGTGAAGTTAGCCAAGGGCGTACCTTGCACACCCCACGGAAACGTAAACAGCACAAACGCTAGTGGATCATCCTTGATCGCGGGCGACCAGAGACGGGACATGAGCGTCATCTCGTCTTGGGCTGAATATTGCGTCGTCTGCATCTATGGTGAGCCTCTGTTGAGCCTGCTCTAAAGCAGTGATGATACTGATCTGTTGCGTCACATCGACTTGGACTTGCTGCTTGGCTACCCAGTCGTGCTTGTGCTTTAAGAACTCTAGCGCCATCTTAGCGTCGCCAGCGAGTGCTGCGTTACGCATGATTGTAGACATCTCAATCTCGGAGTCAGCGCGACCTTTTTGTTCTGCTAACTCTACCACAGGGTCAAGCTGCGTGAGTTGTCGGTACTCGGTTGGCAGCATCCCCGCTGCGAACGCCAACGCATCTCCACGCAATCCCGCACGGGCAGCGTCGTAGATGCTGCGTAGCCGTGACTCGGTAGCTTTGACCTGACGAGGCGCGAATGGGAGCGATTCAAACATGAGCTGATTGTATTATAAAAATAATAAAAAATAAAAAGTTTTAGCGGACCGTGCGCACACACATACCCCCCGCCGCGGGCCCTACCCCCCCTCCTTGGCTAAGGATTGCTTTATGTTGCACTGCCGCAAGCCTGGACTAAGGAAAGCTTAAGACTAAAGAAAACTTAGGACTAGCAGACACTAAGTATTGTTTAACT